AAGTAATTCAAGGGCTTAGCCGCAAGGCTAGGCCCTTTTTACTTTCAGCCTGTCAACGAAGTGTCAACGCGCCAAACGCGCGATCCACGCCACTCCTACCGGAACTGAACGCGTCGCCGACCCTCCGTGTGACGTCGACCACCGATCGCGCCCGCCATCAACTATTCGACCTGACCCGGCACGGTTTCATGCGCGAGCCGGACCCAACGCAATCAGATCCACGTTTGGCACCACCGAACTAAAAAGTGCCGCAACGCGGCACCTGTCTGATCTCGCTGTTAGATGGTTGCTGACGGCAGCAGCAGCGTCTTCACGAATGTAAGCGCCTGTTGATCCCGTTGCGCAAAGTATTTCGGCGCGTGTTGCGGAAGCCAAATTTCATTGAAGTGGCGCTTGAAATCCTCGTACAGCTCAATCGGGTACAACCTGGCCTGAACCACACGCCCATCAGGATATTCATGGTTGTATGACGGAAACGTTTTCGGCTCAATTCCACGAACTTCACGAAGCCACCTACAAAAGATCAGTCCCTCCGAAATATCCGGAACCAGCTCTTGAGGCATGGTGTAACCAGCTTGCTCCAGCGGAGCAATCAGATTAAGCGTCAGCTCGTTCAACATCGAGAAATGAGTGTAAGGAACCTTCGCGCGATTTTGCATATATCGCTCGATATGCACGGGCATCACCGCCTTCGCGCGCCCCTGCTGCCACTCGACGACCCACTGAGAGACCTTGACCGCGAACTTCGGAGACAGCCACTGCGCCAGGTTGATGGCGAGATACGGATGAACCCACGTACCTTGGAGGCTCGGATTACCCCCACTGATGACATGAATCAACTGGTGTTCCGGCATCCCCGTCTGCGCCGTAAGCTCAGCAATGAATTCCCCGGTAGACTTCAATGCTTTGTAGTCTGAATAACGCTTCCCAACCGACTGGCAAAGCGCAGTAGCACTGATATATCCATCCCCAATCCGCTGAGGAATAATGCTCCCCTCCTCAACACGCGGAATCAACGCGATCTGCTGCTGCATAATTTATCCTTATCACGAAAAAGGCCGACATCTATGGCACCGCATTACGGCCTATTAGAGAATAACACTCAACTTAAAGGCCGACCTTGTCGTGAAGGAAGCGACTTCAAGAGCGCCGCGCGGCAGCATCGATCGCCATGAGGCTTACCGTCCCGAGCAAACATCGCCCTGGATACACTCCAACCTAACGACCGGATTCAACGTCCTCGCTTCCTGAAGATGTTCCGGCGACAGATGCGCGTACCGCATCGTCATCGTCAAGTTAGCGTGCCCTAATATCCGCTGCAGCGTCAGGATATTGCCCCCATTCATCATGAAATGGCTCGCGAACGTGTGCCGCAGCACATGCGTCAATTGCCCAGCCGGCAGCTCCAACCCGGCCCGCTCGACCGCTTCGCGAAACGCTGAAAAGGCCGTCGAAAAAATCCGAACACCGCGCCCATGCTCATCTGCGTGCGCCAGCACACGATGCTGCAACCTGTCATCGATTGGAACAGCCCGGTTACGTCGGCTTTTCGTCCGAGCGAACTGTATCTGCCCATTCCGAACCTGACTACGAGTCAACGTCTCAGCCTCAGACCATCGTGCGCCCGTAGACAAGCACACAACAGCGATCAGCTCGGCACCCGGATTTCTCGACGCACGCAGCTCACGAAGCAACTCGCGGATCGACTCATCATCGAGAAACGAAAGCTCCCGTTCCTGCACCTTAAATTGCCTGAGCTTCCCCAGCGGATTTTCGCGCTCCCACAACCCAAGGCGCGACAGCTCGTTAAACACCGCCCGCAGCGTCGCATGCTCCCGATTCATATTCGAGGCACTTATACCGGCCTCAAGTCGTCTCGCCCGATAGCTCGCAAACACGTCGGCCGAAAAGCTGTCCACAGTCGGCTCGCCCATCTCCACACACGCAGCAAAGAGCCGGTCACGCGTACCCGCGCCAGAACTCAGCTCACGGCCGTGACGGTCATACCAAAGCTGGACCAACTCACGCAACGACCGCGAGTCACGCCGCACAGGCGACCAGTCAGGATTTTCTGCTGCCTTCACGCGCAACCAATTTTCGTACGCCTTCGCCTCAGCATGCGTTCGAAACGACTTCCTGATCCGTTTACCACCACGGCCGCCCGGCTGAGCATCAACCTGCCAACCGCTTTCCACTTTCTTTATTGTCATATTGACCTACATAGTGTTCCCAGTAGCCATCCAGAACACACCAATACCCCGGTTCCAAAACAGTTGAGCACCATCGAAATCAGCCCCATTTGCATCGACGCATTCGTACGCCGCAGCTACCGCTTCGCCACGTGATGACTCAGCCCCAAGGTGCGCATACGTCGTCACCTCCGGCAGCACAATCCCCCTGCTTGTCCAATACCGTTTCTTATTAAACCCAACATCGTGCGCGCCCTTGCCAACGTACTTCGCGATGTAAGTCGCGATCCGATGACGCATCGCGCGTCCCTTCCCGCCAACCTTGCGAAACAAGCACGATGCACGGCCGATGCTGTCGTTCACCACCCCATCCGTCCCATCCTTCGAGATTACCGACAGCCAGATAGAGCGCAGCAGTTTCCAGTTCTGACGTCCATGCACAGCCACGTGGATATGCCACGCACCCCGCTCTTGTCGCTCCAACACCGCGACGTAATGGAAATCTTGAAGCTTGTTCAATCGACGCCGGAAGGCGTCCCACCATCGCGCCCACACCTCAATGCGAGTCTCATTCAGACGCGTCGAAAGCGTCAGCATCCGGTCCGCACGAATTTGCTTGCACCGCTTACGAATCATCCGCTTCGATCGCTCAATCGACGTACGAAGCGACTTGTCCGATTTCGTCGCCACATCATCTTCGGTCTCGCCATCCAGCGCCGCTCGCTTTCCACGCACACCACGCGGCCGCAATCGAAGCTCATGAAAGCGCCGCTGTACCGCCGCACTGAAGGCCACGACCTCTTGCTGACCGTCAGCGAAACGTTGCGTACGCACGATGTACTCATCGCTGAACGGCGAATAGTCCTCAGCCTCAAACGCCGCCGCTCCTTCTCCCCGCAACCTGTTCAACGCCTGCATCGACCCGGCATCGTTCACGAGACTTTGGAACGAACGCGATTCCTGTCCTACAATGGCTGCATCCACGTTGGATACCTCGAATATCCGATGTTGATCACTGCCCGGGATCGCTGCGAACGATTGCCGGGCTTTTCTTTTTCCTGCGCGTGTTTCAGGCCCACGTGTGAGCCATTTCCGTTAAGTGTTAGAGGTACAAGTTTAGGGGCCGCGCTGCGCGCGGCCCGCCCTGCGCGCTCCCGCTGCGCCTGGCGAGCCGCCCGCAGCTATTGCCCCAAACCACCCCTACCAACCGCCCGCAACGCCCCACAATCGCCGCGCTGTTCGGCAATGGGTTGCGCCGTCCTATGGCCGCCACAACCCATCGCCAGAGCGTGTATCGGTATAGCTGCCGTCAAGGCCAAGCCCTTCGGGTCGCTACGCGAGCCTTGACCGCAGCGCCACCGTGATCGCCCAAGAAACTGCCCCGCGCGACACAGACAAATCTCACCGCTTTCCGATGACCTTCCTCACTACTCGCACTCTCATTCGACGTTCGACAAGCCGCTTAAATCGGCGCACCCTGAATGAGCGCGGACCAATCATCCGCAACAGCTCACGCTCTTCCCGCATCAACTCAGCCAACCGCCTTCTTCGCTTGCACCGCGCAACTCGCATCATCAAATCCCCTATGAAGCGCCCCCGACACTAAAGGTCCGCGACCTTGCTAACCTGCAATACCAACAGCACTTCCGTGCGCCCCTTCGACGCCGAATGCCCGTCTAAGAACTTCGGCAACCAACCCGGACTGTTAGTCGACCTTGTGTCGGTGTCCTGCACTAGCCCGCCCAGCACTACCACCTCGCCATCCTTCAAATTGACCGTCGTTGCCATCTGCCGCGTATTCTTAGTCGGTGAGTTATTCACGCCGGTACTTGTCGCAACGAAGCTCGACATTTCCTCGTTCAACTTGACCTGAATCGAATCCGCCATCACGGTCGGCTGCACATCAAAAATCAGCCCAGCGTCCTGATACTGGACCGACTGCACCGGTGTTCCACTAGGCCCCTGATAGCTAATGCTCCCAAGCGTCGGCACCTGCGATCCAACATTCAGCCGCACACTCTGCCCCGACACGACCCGCACGTGCGGATCGCTGACCTGCCGGAACCTCGTATCGGCATTCAGAGCCGAAATCGCCACGCTCAAAAAAACCAGCGTCAAACCTGATTCGCGTCGGATCACTATCGGTCACCCCGTTCGCCGCGCTCAACGTGCCATTCAACAGCTTCGCCGCGATACCGAACGCCGTGTTGTGCTGATCGGTATTGCTGACCTCGTAGACCCACCCGCGTACCACTACCTCGCCGGCCGGGTAATCTAGCTGTGGCAACAGCCGTTTAAGGTCTCCGATGTCGCGAGCTGCGCCCAGGAACACCAGCTCGTCCGCACTAGCCACCGAAAGCGGCTGATCTGCACCGGCCCAAGAGGAATAAGCATCGGCCGACGTGCGCTGAACAACTCCCGCACCAACCGAGCCGACACCCAAACCCTCACCATCTGGCATGCGCTGAAGAACTCCCTGCTGCTGACCAGGTGAGCGCTGAACAACTCCCGCCGACTGCGGAGCAATGCGCTGAAGAACTCCCGCACCCTGCGACAACCGATTGCCGAACAGCGGCCGAACAAGATTCGACAGATACTCCGCACTGCGGAACCGCGGTCGATATACCAGCATCGCCCGCGGTACCTCGCCGACACCAGCGTCTGCCCTCTTGCCGACGAAATCGACACCATCACGGTTCACGACCTCGAACCCCAGCGAATCCAAAAACGTCTTGATAAATGCGTGAAGATCGCCCTTCGTGCTATCGAACTGGAACGACACCAGCCGCTGATCCTGCAACACGTCGGACGAGATCACATGAGGCACCTTCAGCGCATCGCCATACACCAGATCCACCACCTGTCCAACGTTCACGAACCGAAGATCGAACGCACCGTTTTTCTGGTGTGGCAGCGGCGCGAGCGGAGCTGTCTGCACTCCCGAGGCAACCGTCAACGCAGAAGGCAACGGCGGAAGATCACCCACACCAACCGCCCTCGCCTGCACAGACCATGCGACTGACGCGGCCACAACGAACTGAGCAATCTTGTTCACTTCTTCCCCCGACCGAATCAACCGCCCCACCGCTCAACGCTCCCGACCAAACCGCAACGCGCTTCCCATCCACAACACCCTGAGTCTGTTCGGAATCGCCCCCGAAACCCACCCGCCGCATCCTCAACCCGAAGGCGCCCATCACGACTAGAGAGCACCACAAACGCACGACCATTAACCGCATATCGCCCGGACACACGCCACGCATCAGAAACAACACCCTTCGTAACAGCGGAGGAATCAGTAACTTGCGACGACGAAGAATCACCAGCCGCCCCAACCGACGCTTTCGCGCCAACCGAACCGAAGCCACTCGTAACGCCGCCAAAGCCCCGGTAGGCCAAAACGCCAAACACCAACAGTCCGATTGGAATGGCAAACAAAGCCTTGGGAATCACCGCTTTCGGCTTGGTGTGAAGCTCCGCACTGGTGTACAGCCCGAACACTTCCTTCGGATAACTCCACAATCTCTTAACTGCATCACGAAAGCCATTATTCGGGTTATGCGCGCAATCCCATTCGTACAAGATCGCGCGATTCCCAGCGAACAGCCGCCGAACATGCACATGGCGCCCGACCAGATCGCGAATCGACTTGTTCATGCGGTTTGGATGCTGCGTGATAACGAGAAGATCGACGCCGAAATGCCGGTGCACATGCAACTTCTCAATATCCTCAGACACCTTCACTGACGCCGTAACCGGAGGCCAAAAGCGCTGCACCTCATCGATCACAATCACGTCGTTCGGTTGGCAATGCTTGTACCAATCGCGAACCATGTCGTCGTCCCACATCTCGTGATCGATCGCCAGATCCTTGATGCCATTAACAACAATGCGCCTCCCAGCCTTTATCTCTTTCAACAAAGACGACACCGACCACAGTGTCTTGCCGCTCCCCGGCACACCTGTAACCAACGTAATAGTCATTTGAGAAAGAACCTCTTCATAACGCCTGACACACCGACCATTGCCACCCGACTCATGAACGCACCGGCGATGTACGACATGCCCGTGAAAACACCGCCTAACGCCAGCACGTTCGCAAGATCAGAAGGCAACCCACCTACCGCGCTCGTCAACCATCCAAGAGCAGTACTTACAGCAGCGTTCAGCCCCGTCACCGTGAGCACTCCAACGCCCAACGTCACAAGAACTCGAAGTGCCAACGGCCCTATCAAACTCAACAACCAAGCAGCCCATGTCATGACTTGATCCCCATGACGACAATGAACCCAGCACCAAGCGCACACAACGCAAGAACCAATGGCCTCAACGACGACGCCAACGAACAAATAGGGCCGTACGAAAACGATAGCGTCTGCCCCAAAACCACGAACGAAACAGGTTGCGGACACTGACCCACTGGACCACCAACCGAAAAAGGCTGCAAAGACGCATCGAACGACGAACCGAACAACGAATCGCTAAATCCGCTCGTATCCCCAAGCCCACGACACGCTGCAACGTCACCTGTCACGTTGTCGCACATGCTGACGTTCACGTTGTTCGTGACGTTGACCGTCACCCCACTCGCACCCGTCGTCACGGTCGTACCACCCGAGCCAGTTCCGGCACCCGTCCCGGTCCCCGAGCCAGACCCCGGCGTCGAAATCTGCGGCTGCGGCAAGTTGAAACCACCGGTACCAGGATTCGAATTCGACGCGGCATCCGACGATCCTCCCGGAGCCGTAAAATCGGCCCAATCAGGAACCCACGACGGATTCTGAGAATTCCAGCTATCAACGTCGCTCGACGTCACTGGATTCGCCGGATTCCACGGCACGCCACCATAGCCGGATTGCTGCGAAGCCTGCTTCCAAAGCGCATTCAACAGCGCTGCAACCGCTTCCGATGACACCGGTGCCGTGTCTGACCCATGACTCTGAGCCGCTGCGTTCTGCAATGACGTCGTGCCGTTCAACATCGACGAAGAAGCACACAACCCGTCAATCAGAAACGTCCCACAATCCGCGCCGCTGTAGATCTGCTGCGTAATAGTGAAAGTGTCTATCTGAGTCGTATAAGTAGGATTAGGACGCCCATCCGTATAGCTCAACGTCTGGTTCTCGTAATACGTAGTACCGCTAACCTGCTGCATCGAAACGCTACAGCCACCAATCGGCCCCGTCGGATACTGCGAACAGCTATACGGCTGCAACGCATACCCCACCTCAGCAACCGATCCAGCCGACACCCTATGTCCAGCAAGAGGCCCGTACGACGCACCACTACCCGGAACAGTAGGTCCAACAACACTAGTCACAAAGACCGTTTGCCCGTTCTTAATGCCTGTCCACGCGGCAGCACCAACACCGCTACAAGAACCAGTGCAATTGACAGAACCCCCACCAGACCAGCCACTGCCGCCAGACGCACCAGACACCGTCACAGAACCATCACTGTTAAACAACCACTTCCACGCCGCGCCCACCGCCATATTCAACGCTGTACCAACAATTGCGGAAACAGCGGCCCCAGCCAGCACGCTCACCCATGCAGGAGCCGTGGCCGCCACACCGATAGCGGTAGCCGTCCCTGCGACAGCCGAGACAACGTTACTCACGGCCGACACCGTTGCATCCGCTACTACCGCACTCGGCTCGAAACCCATCGAAACCAACTTCTGCTCAAGCACACCTGTTTGCTGGGCCTGCGCACGCTCGACCGGAGAACCAACCCCCTTGACGTAAGAACCGGTGATGTTGCCTTTGCTATCGAACATCAACACCGTGCGGCCGCCACCGGCATACACATTCGGAGACAACACCGACACGAAGCACAATAGAAACATCACGACGAACCGCAACATCACCGCCTCCCCCATACGTTTAGCCGCTAAATTCACACAAACAGGATCAGCCCAACCGACCACATTGCAAGAATCCCGGCGGCCACACACTCGTAGTAAAAAATCATCACTCCCCCGAAGAATTGAGATAGTTGCTAATCAACCGAAAGGCGAAGGCAACTGCCATCAACGCGAGAATTGCCCCGCCAATCTGCATTCCGACAATCTCGCCACCGACGACCGGCTGATCGTCATTCAGCGTCGAAACTTGCAAATACAACGCGTTGCCAGCCGAGTCCAAGCCGCACTCAACCATCTGCCCCCCGAGCTGCGCATAGGTAACACCCGCCACAGCACCGGGACCACACACAATTGCAGACAGAGCCACACCCCTCCCCACAACCACAGCGGCCCGCCGAAAAGCCGCCACGGAAAAACAACGCCGCAAAAAAATTGCGCCCCATTGCAAACCGCCATCCAAAGAACGCTCTTCAACCCCTCATCACTCACATCAGCCTTAGCTGCCACTCGCTACCCCCTTCGAAACCCCTGAGAGCCGCCGCCAAAACCATCCCTTCGCCCGCGCATGCTCTTCGTACGCGTGACGCCAACACGCCCAATCGTGAAAGTCCTCGCCCGGATACCGCCGATAAAAAAGCCGAAGCGTCAAACGCATCGAACCCAACACCAACAGCACAAACACTGCGATCACATACAAAACGCCCAACACAGCCATATCCACCTCCCGAAGAAAAAAAGGCGCCCGGTTTTATCCAGACGCCTTAAGCGACAAACCGAGTCGCAATCAGCGACCCAAGAAGCCCTTCACTACCTTGTAGCCCCACGCGACCACAACCACCGCCAGGACTGCGCCACCGATCGAAACGATCGACGGCACAACGTTATTGATCGACGTCACCACCGGGGTCACGTCAACACCCGATGCTTGCGCGAACGCGCCCGACGATCCCACCGCGACACCTGCACCAACGCTGATCAGCGCCAACTTCTTCATCAGTTGATTTTTCATACCTACTTCCCTCTATGGTTCAGCCCGTTGTTTGGATTCGTTCGCTTGGGCCAGCTTCGAACGGATCGACTTCTTCGGTGGATCGCGCCGCGACACAACGCGCGTCACGTACCCCACCCCCTTGCAGACCAGATGCACGAACAACAGCACATTGAGCAACATCAACTGCGCCGACACCGGATCCACTGCGTACGATGACAGGCGATCCATCGCTTAGCCCGTCGCGCCTGGAGCAACAGCCGGTTTAGCGACCGGACGCCCCTTTGAGAGAGGCGTCCACGAAACAATCTGCGGCACCAACTTGCCAGCATCCACGCCGAACCCTTCAGCAAGCCGGTAATCGACCACGTACTCTTCATTCGGAACCACGACCACCTTCGGATCAAAGACGGTCGTCTTCGCAACAAACGAACGATCCTCAATCTCCCCGGTCTCCGCATTCTGTCCACTGCACTCCACGAAGCAATGAAGCACTCGCAACTTGATCTCGCGACCGGACTTCTTCGACGTGATCTTCTGATCTTCGATACGGAGAATACGAATTTTTTTCGCTTGCCATTTCCATTACCTATCAAGTAGTCCTACACATAGAGATTAAAAAATTATCTGCAAAATCAAATATCGATTACGAGACCATCCGCACAGAAATCATCCCAACAAGAAAAATACTCACGAGCATCACGCGCCTCACACAACAGCACATGCGCCACATTGCCGAGGAACTCATTCAAGTCCCGCTCAAGGCGCTCAGCCCGAGTCAAATCGGCATCGTCACCGAAGAAATCGACCCACTCCACTGCACACCTCCGCAACGACGCAATCACAAGGACAACTTCAACGACGCCTCACCACACCGCCGCATCAACAGCGCGACGTTCACACATGAGTACCGCCCAACGTCGACCGTCGGCAAATACCCCTTGTTGATCATGCCCACGATAACTCCGACCGGAAGCCCGACCAGCTGCGCAAAGCGTTCGCGCGACACGAACGGCGACATCGCGAGCATTCCGCCCAGTTCGCCGACGCCCTCATTCCCCATACGCCCCTCCCTACCTCTTAGCGAAATCTCAGTTCCGATGGATAATCACCGCACGCGAACAACTAAGCGCCTCAAATTGATCGTCTAACTTTAAACGCTCAACGTGAGACGGATTCTGTCTGAAGGATATCTACATGTCAACACCCAATCCGCAGTCGATACGGGATCGCGTACTCCTAGTGATACGCGCTGTGACCACTGACAACCGCCGGTTCAAGGAGCTGGAGGAACGAACTCGGGTACCGGCAGCGACGTGGCGAAGCTTCTGGAATCGCGATGGCGCACTCCCGAGCGGTGCAATGCTTGAGGAATTGGGACGCGAATGGCCTCAATTCGCCTTCTGGATTCTCACGGGTATAGACGATTGGGAAAGCGGTCACGTAGCCCCGGCCACGGCACTTCACTTAGAACCGTCGCATCGCACCGAGTCGGCGCCTGCAACCGCGTACTTTGCTGCGCGCGTCAAACGTGACAACAAGCGCCCGAGCGCTCTACCCTCGGGGGTCAGCGAAAGTTTCGACAAGCTGACCAAGCAATCGAAAGCGATCGAAAAGCTTGGAGGACATGCAGCCATAACCGAGCTACGCGATGAGCTTGTGAGTCGCGGCGTCATCGAACAGCCAGCGGCCGTCAAACTTAGCGCCCTGCGGCTCAGCGACTTACTCAAAGACACGTCCGACCCCGTAATAGACCGCGCAATAGAAGTCTTGGAACGAGAGCTCAGCAAACAGCAATCCACCGCCCTCGCCGCCTTGAAAGATGCTCGCGATGCCGACCTACTTTCTCGTAGGCGGACGCAGGAAGATTCCGACAAGAAGAATTGATGAGGCCGACCATAACGACCGATAGCGAACCAAACGACGAGGAGCCATAGCCTCGCGAACGTCAACAAAGCGTCAACCGAATAGTCACCCAATGACGCACAAAGTCGTTCGACTCACGGTAAACCATTGTTTTGTAACGTTTAGTCATTTCATACGAGCATTCGTAATGCGAAGGTCGTAGGTTCGACTCCTATCTCCGGCACC